TCAGATCAGGCGCAGGCCCTTGAAGCTGGCGTGGCCATCCTTGCCGATGATGATATGGTCGTGGACGGCGATACCGAGCGGCTTTGCCGTATCGATGATGGTCTTGGTCATCTCGATATCAGCACGCGACGGTGTCGGATCGCCGCTCGGGTGATTGTGGATCAAAATCAAGGCTGTAGCGGATAGTTCGAGAGCGCGGCGCACCACTTCGCGGGGATAGACCGGTGTATGGTCCACGGTCCCGTGCCCCTGCACTTCGTCGGCGATGAGGACATTGCGCTTATCGAGGAACAGGATGCGGAGGTGTTCCCCTTGTTCAAGTCAGTAAGCAAAATCAACCGTTTGCCGGAGACGTCCCTCAAACGTCCCCGGCGCGTCCCTCACTCGTTGTTCTCTTTACGTTTTGCCAGACGCATTTCGGCAACGCGGCTGGTCTGGTTGATGGTGCCGCGATTGTAGCGGGCACTTGTCTGGCGGTTTTTATGTCCCGCAGATTTCATTACGTCGGTCTCGGATGCGCCCAGATCATACGCTTCGGTAATGGCGCCAGCGCGTGCATCCATGTTCCAGACATGCTTCGGTAGGCCGGCCTTATCGGCGACCTTACGCCACCTCTCGGTGAATTTGCGGTTCTTGTAAGGAGCGCCGGTTGCCTCAGAAATGATGATTGGACCGATCCTTTTCGCGGCTGGTACCTTGTCGATTTCCTCCAGAACGGCGGGGTGCAACTTCAGATCATGCTCAACGGCAAAGCCCGTCTTTGTGTGGATCTTGCGCAGAATGAGGTTTTCATCGATGTCCGTCCAAACCAGACCGTTGACCCATCGCTTGTCCCGGTAGGTAATGCCGCCGTCATCTGTTACGTCCCGCGGTTCCCATTCGCCAACCACATCCTTTTGACGGAGCGCGAGTTCAAACTGCAGTACGGTGGCGAGAGCAACCGATGGGAATCCTTCGAAGTGGGCGGCCGTTCGCAGCGCGTTGACGTGTTCGATGGTCATCACGGACGTGCGCGCTGGCGGCGCCTTGAAACGAATTTTGCCAAGGATGGTGTCCGCTCGGAAGCAATCCTCGTGACCCAAGGTAACGCCGTAGCCTATCAACTGGCGGACAGTGTCCATGGAGTGCTTGGCGCGCCAAGGCCTGGGCTTCAGCTGGCCGTCCTTGGGCTGCCCCCATGCCGTGTGCCACCGCTTGAAATCCGGGCCCAGCAGCTTGCTGACGTGCCTCGCGCCTACGGTCGCCTCGATAATCTTGAGGGACTTGAGCACGTTCTCGCGGCTGTTCCATTTCATCGAATGGAACGGTGAATCTTCGTTTGTCTGATAGGCGCGCGAGAGGCTCTTAATCGTGCCGTCGTAACCCGGTGCCTTGTGTTCCCCCGTAGCCGACCACGCGAGCATTTCAGCCTGGAGAATGCGGCATCGCGCTGCCAGTTGCTGGCGACCTTCGGGTGTCTCCGGGTAGTGAAGCCGAACTGAAGACGGTCGATATCCACGCTTTGCTATGTCGGCGCGTGCTTCCCAATACTCCCGGTACGATCCGTCTTTATTGCGCTTCCGCTTCAGGCCAGGTGCGTCGGTCATGACCAGTTCTCCACGCCATCGACGGATGAGGGCAGGGTGCTTTGGGTCAATCCGTGCCGACGATCGAGAAACGCGCGTACAGCCGGCCAATAGCGACAGCCGGTGAGGGGATCAATCCTCGGCAAGCCTTCGCGCTCCCAGACCAATGCAAGGGCATCCCATTGCGTTTTCGCCTTCGGGCCAAGGATGCGCGCGGCGATCGATGCTTCAGAAAGATATAGCGGACTGTTATCGTTTGCTGCGCGCATGCGTCCTCCTCTATTGTTCGTGACGTAACTTTCAGAACCACCCTGCAAAAAGTCCAATGTCGCTTGATGAAAAAGTTTGGCCCCACTCAACCAAGAGGGAGCAGGGCCGCGACGGTTCGTTGCTGGTGAGGCCTTAGGTGGTGACTACGCCGTCGCTATTTCTGCCGGGATAAGAGGCCCGCGCAGCCGCAAGGGCGCGCTGGGCAAGTTGGCCAGCCTGGGAATGCGGAGGCTGGCGGGAAAGGTCAGTTAACTAGTTTTGGATCCATCCCAAGGGCGGCGCGGTAATCCTCGACGTCTTCCCTGGATATGGTGGTGATTTCGACAATGCGAAGATTGCTCAATTCGCTCAGCGTGCAGAGAAACGGATGTGGGAGGCCATCATAGTACATCGCATCGACCACGCCACCAGGGCGAAAGCCCAGTATTGTCAGGTACCAAACGTAGCCGTCGGATTTCTGAAACTTGAGCATGTCACCCACCGAAAATTTCGGGGGGTTCTGCTGCTCGAAAACGTCATGGAAGGTCGGTCTTCTTCTGCCGACCAGCGCACGCGGCAACTGCTCTCTGGCGTTGCTCCGCGCCGGTTCTTGTCTTCTTGCGGCATGCGTCATTTTCGGTGTGCTCCTCGGTTGTCATTCCGTAGCGATTTCGCTACTGTGTAACTAATACATCTGAAAAATCGCTACGTCAACGCGAAATCGCTACAGGAACTCAAAAATGTTGCCGGTACAGTGCCGCATGGCTCGAATTGCCCTTGATTGGGGCGTGCGCGAACTGGCGGAGGCGGCTGACGTTTCGACAAACACTGTTACACGCTTCGAGAAGGGCGACGAGCTAAAGCAACGCACTGTCGATGCCATGAGGGCAGCTATGGAGGCGAGGGGCGTCGTGTTCGTCGAGGACGGCGAGACTGCCCAAGGCCACGGCGTTACCATAAAGGCTTGACCGTAGTGGCAACCGCAGAATAGCTTCTAATTGCGGCCACCACCCGCAGGTCACCCACCTGCAACCACCGAACGGGAAATTGTTCAACGCGCAAGTGCGCAATGTTTGGTGTTGCCTATGTCTGAACTTCCACGCCTCATCGGCCGCAAAGAAGCGGCCGCCTATCTCGGCATCGCAGAATCCACGTTTTCAATGTGGGTTGCCACACACAAGATGCCACCCACCATCCCTGGAACGAGGAAATGGGATAAGCGAGCGATCGACGCGAGGCTCGACGAAATCAGCGGATTGGATACCGGCGATAACGCCGAGGATGAGTTCGAGAAGTGGCTGAGGGAAAATCCTAGCTAAACGCACGCGCAAGACAGCGAAATGCGCGACTTACCTTGACCCTTCCACAACCATAAAGCATCATAGCAGCAACTTATGGGGGATTTTCTAATGGCTAAACTTCTATATGCGCTTGGATTGCTGCAAATCATTGGCGGCGTTTTGATCGCCATGGCTGCCAAGTCCGCTATTCATGAAATTCTCGGCGCTATCGCGTTTGGAATGGGTGTTTTGGCCTTAGGTATAGGCGCTGTGATTTCACGCATTGCAGAAGTCGGGTTGGCTTCTGAGAAGCAGGTCGGGATCTTGAGCGACATCAAGGACGGTCAACGAGTTTAGCATTTCCGGTTCACCGGCGGCCCGTTTCGTGACGGATAGTGCTCAGGCTTAACTGCCATTGGAGAAGCTTTTTCATGCCATGGTGGATGGGCATAAGCGCTGATACTTGATGTCAGATTCGGTGCTTTTCCACGCACCAAACCAGATTGCAAGCAGTAATAGAGTCCGTGTGAGGACACTATACATGCCTATCAACAGGCCATGCATACTGAATATAGTATTAGCGCATTCTTTCGATTCCAAATCCCAGAATATTGTGGGATAACTTTTCTCGGCAACATCCGGAGGACTAAGGAGAGCATTGAGCCATCGCGGGATGACCTAATGCTGCCAACGGATGCGGGGTCGGCCTGATAAACCGACAATCCACCCGGCCGAGGAAAGGAGCCGAAATGGGTCTTGAAGTGATACTACTGGTTTTGGCTGTGCCGCCTGCGGCATTGGCCGTTGTACAGTTAGTGGCTTTGATTAGGCGCCGCTAAGCACAACGCTGCAGGAGATCGCCCGCGTGTCTCTCCTGCAGCAAAAAACCCACGGGGTGATAAGGCCCGTGGGTTTTAAGATTATCCAATGTTGGAGCCTTGGACGGGGCCTTGAAGTAGCCTTTTGATATACAAATTATTTGTAGCAGTCAACCAAATGTTGATTTTCTTGCACATTAACTGTTACAAAACCTGTAGCATGATCTGTGCAATTAACTGCACAAGACTTGTTGAGTTCCATCATGCACAACAGCTACATCCTGTTGCGCCTGCCTTTCAGCGAAACGCTTTACCGGTGGAGTGGGGCGAGGCTTTAGGGTCGGCGCTCTCCAACCGCTCAACAGCCTCAATGATGCCATCTAGCCCGTTTCGCAAGATGGTGTGGTTGATGCGGCCAGCTTCTTGGAGGCAGAATTTCAGGTTCTCAGCCAGAGACTTGATGTATTCCAGTTGGAATTTTGGATCAACAGACATGCTCTTCTCCTAATCTACCGGCCAAGCGATGCGTGCGATCTCGTCAAGAAACTTCTCGACGGTCGGCTGTGGTCGCTGACCGGCTTGAACCTTGGCCAACTCGCTGTATGCGTAGAACCAGACGTTATCGCGCCACGCGACAAAGGCCTGCGCCTCTGCCGCCCACTTCGGCTTTGTAGAAGCCGTGTAGGATGCCAGAGTCACGCCGTCGCGGAACTGACGCTCGCGCGCAGTGCTGTCGACAAGGTTCTGGATGGCGTTTTCGTAGTCGGTGACACTTACGGGGTTGAGGAAGGCGATTACTTCGGGGTCGCTATCGTCAATCGACTCTTCTGCAAAACCTTCCTGAAGGTTTGCGTAGATACCCACGACAATCCCTTCCGATCTTTGAACGAAAATATTCACCTTATGTCCTTCCCCGAGTGTCTACCCATCCGGCCGTTAAAACGTTGTTTTCAGTTACTGTTCCGGACACAGAAAGAGAGTATCTGATTTGTCCGGATACGTTCGTGAATAGGCCTCTTATAAAGGGTATAGCATTGCCACCGGCATCCGATCTGCCCAGTACATTGTTTACGGTTGGGTAGTCACCATCACCGCCCTGCGCCAGCATGAACCCCCCAGAGCCCACCACGAATGAAATTCGCAACAAAGCTTGTACCGATATCCCCGTCGGAACAGACAGAGATAAAAGAACATTAGTAAGTGCAGTGACTCCAGTTTTATCGCCAACGGGCGTCACGTACAGAAATTCATCTCCTCGCTGCCTTATTTGAGCCAGAGAACCGCCAACCCTAATCCATGATGCAACTCGCCTGTAGTGCGTAAACCCTGCAGGATAGTTTGGCTGCGTCGTTGGATCAAGCGACTTGGAGAAACCGCGAGAGACGGTCGTGCCGTTGCTGATAATGAAGCAGTGCCAGGTGCCGTCCGAAATTGCGCTATCGAACCGGCCGCCGTTACCGCTCCCGTAAGCTACGTCGAGCTGTGCAGTGCCAGCCGAGTGCGTCATCATGATCGGCGAAGCCGCAGAACTGGCGACTACGCAAGCCGGGAAGTCCAAATCATTTGTGGCGTCAACGACGTTATTGGCGAGGTTGGCCCCTGGCGAGATGTACCCGGCAATCGGGATGCCAGCCTCCGCAGGCGTGTTCGCTTTGATCAATTTACCAGTGGCGTCTGCAAACGTGGCAATTGCGTTGTTAGTCGCGCCAGCAGGCCCAACAACATCACCAGTACCCGAGCCATCCGTCCCCTTGCGCGCCAGTAGCCGCCAATAGGCATTGCTCTCGGTCGGCAAAACAGGAGGTGCGTTGCCCGTGGTCGACTGGAGCGCGATCCACGTCGAGCCATTATTGAGAACGATATCGTTCGCGGCGTAGGCCGTTGCACCACTATAAGCGCCACGATCCACGACACCCGGAGTGCCGGAGCGAGCGAAGAGAAGCCATTGCGTGTTCTCGGTTGTTGGAAGCGTCGGCGGCGCGTTGCCGGTTGTCGCCACCTTGGCGATCCACGTCGAGCCGCCGTACTGCACGATATCGCGGAGCGCATAGGCAGTGCCTGCGCTATAGTTGCCGCGCTGATTGACGCCAGCGGGACCGACAGGACCTGTGATAGGATAAGGTACGCTCCAGTCGCCGGAAGTTGCCGAGTTCTTGATGTAGAGGGCTGACCGGCCGTCTCCAATGTTGGCTACCAACACGCGAAAACCGGCAGCCGCACCGTTATAAGCCGCGCGACCTGCCAGATCAGGCACCGCTACGTTAAACTGGACGCCATCCTTAAGCTCGAATTTTGATATCGTCCCGAACACACCCGGCCCGATACCGATCGGAATGTCATCCGTGCCGACTGAGATTTCAGACAGGCTATCGAGGTTGCCATCCGACAACGAAGCCAAGAGGGTCCGCATCGCTGGCAAAATGAAAACTGACGGAGGGGTGAGCCGAATCTTATAAGGCGCATCCGTCTGGGCAGGACCGGGCCAATCATCGGCAAGCAGCAATTCCGTGTCGCTGATGATCTGCTCGATGACGATCGGGCGGCCGACGTGAATGCCGAACTCATCGCCGACTTTGATGGGGGTAAGGCCAGAAACTTCCGTCAGCCAGCCCGTATCCGTGCCCGTAACCGTGCGAGAGCCGGCAGCGACGGTAGCCGCGCCGTCGCCGTACCATGTGGTGTTAGCCATAGGTGTTCCTTAGTTGAATTTCACGTTTCGCTTCTGCGCTGACCTGACACCCGCCTCAATGCGGCTTTGCAGTTCTGCGTTTGTTTTGGCTAGGCCGCGCTCAAGGCGGGCCACAGCGGCAGCGTCCGCCCCGCGCGCATCAATGTTGTAGACCGGAGCTAGTTTGACCGAAGTGCCGCCACCGCCCCCCAGGGCCTGGATGTTAGGAAGGGTTGGCGCGGAAAGCATTGCGCCGACATACCCACCATCAGCGTAACCCTTCAGGCCGCGCCGCATGGCCTCCATAGCCGCAGGACCACCGGCAGCTTTGACGGCCGCCTGGTCGAAGACGTATTCGCCTTTATGCACGACGCCAGCAGGCTGATACTTGCCGCCGTCGCCGGTGTAGCCGCCCCCCGAGAAAAGGCCGCCAGTGATCGCTCCGGATTGAATGCCTGACCACTGGGAGCCACCACCAAACAGGCCGCTGAACAGACTGAACAGGCCGCCTCCACCGCCGCCGGCGTTGTTGATCTTGAAGATGTTGTTCAAGACGTCGTTGATAAGGGCGTTGCCAATCTTCTTCAGGCTGTCGGCCAAAATGTCTGCCGCACTGGCGCCCTCGATGAAGCCGTCAATCATGCCTCGCGTAACATCCTTGGCGGTTTCCATCGCCTCTTCAGCGCGCTGGCGGATCTCATCCTGCTTTTCGGAAAGCCGCTCGGACTCGACGACAGCGTTCGCGTAGCCTGCCGCTAGATCCTCGATGCTGGCCGTAAGCTCTGGCGTGACTTTGATACCAGCCTCTTGTGCCGCGGTGAGAAGCTCCTGTTTGGCGCGGGCGAACTCGATGGAATGCCCGTAGTCGTTCAGGAGGGGATTAAGCCCGGCCTGTGCGGCCGTCTCAGCGTTCAGAGCCGCGGTGCGCTTCGTGATCTGCTCGACCTCGCGAGCGTACTCGTCAGCGCGCTTCCTGCTGGATTTGCCGTCTTTGTCGGCTGTGACCTGGTACTTCTTATCGGTGATGTCGACGGGCGTAAATTTCTTGCCGTTGACGGTTTTGGTCTCTCCGCTGCCTCCCACAATAGAGGGCGCACTGGTGGGATATTTCAGCGGCTTGTCATTCAGTACGTCTTGAATGATGCTGGACGCGGTTCTGGTCTGTGCTTCTTGTAGGGCCTTGATCTGCCCCTCAAGCTGCCTGATTTCAGCCTGGCCGAGAACGTTTGCCGGATTGGCCCGGATATCGGCGATCTGTCTTTCGAGATCCAGCCGTTTCTGGGTGTTGTCGACAATCTTTTGGCTGGCCTTGACCGTCGGCTCAACTGTTATGGCGCCGCCAAGTGCGGAAAGCTTGCCATCACCGTCGCTGTCCAGGGAATTGATTAGAAACTGGCCCCAGTTCTGTAGGCCACTTAGCTTGCCAAGCTCTACGCCGAGGTTCTGGGCGGCGTTGGCACCGGCGTTTAGCTTCTCGATAATGTACTGAATATCAGACGCGAGACCATCCATGTCGACGCTGTTGACGAAGTTCGCCATGTTGTCGATGGCGCCGCCGAACGTGTTTGCAGCCTGCGTGGAATCGTTGAATTTGCGGACGGCGTTCGTAAGGGCGGTTCGGAGATTTTCGAGCCGCTGGTCGACCGTCAGCACCGCACCTGCAACTTTCTGCTCAAGCACGGGTGCGCCAGCATTGATGCCGTCGAAGAATGCCTTTGAGGAAAGCTTGCCTTCCAGCATGATCGCCCGCAGCTTCGCAACCGATCCTTCGGCCTGCTTGATGCCAGCGGCAGCGGCCTGCAGGATAGTCGGCGCGCCTTCGAGGATCGAATTGAATTCCTCAGCGCGCACGACGCCAGCGCCCAAAGCCTGCGACAGCTGCAGTAGCGCGCCGGACGCTTCCTGGCTGGACTGGCCAGACGCGCGCAGCGCGAGGGCGACGTTGCTGGACAGGCTGATGATATCGTCCGACGAGACGCCCAGCTCTTTTTGGACCAGCGATACGCGGCCGTACAGCTGCACAAGCGTTTCTAGCGGCGCGGCATTTTTCTGGGCCGCCGTGAAAAGCTTCTGATACACGCCTTCAAGTTCTTCGCCGGCGAGGCCCGCTACCTTCAGGGAGTTGGTGATGCGCGTTCCGCTGTCCGATAGCTGGCGAAAGCCCTGGGCACCGCCGATAAGAGCGAAGGCTTTCGCCGCACTGGCAGCGATCCCTGAATAGGTCGAATTCAGGCGAGCCTGCATCCTGGCGGAAGTGGTTTCGACGCGCTTGAAATTGCGCTCGGCATTACGCGTGGCATTGGCGATCTTTCTTTCGAAGTCGCCGACGCGCGCCTCCAGAAGCACCGCAAGTCTTTCGTACTCTACGCTCATTTCTTTTTGCTCCTAACGGCCTTGGATATCGCGCGTTTGATTTTGGCGGCGGCCTTTTTTCGCGCCAGCCGAAACCCCGAGAAGAAGTAAGGCTGAGCCCTGCTGCCGGGGTTTTTTGTTCCGGCAAACTGGCCCCCATTGATGTGGGCTCGCGTGCCAAACTCGACGAGGTGCGCGTAGCGTACCTTGGAGTTGCCGGCCGTGATCATCGCCGCGTTTTCCGGAACGGTGGTTGCTCCGCCTGGCTGGCTGTGTGGCGGGGTATTCTGACCGCCTGGTGTCACGACTATGCTATCCCGCAAATCGCCGTCATCGACGGGTGCCAGCGCCTTCATAACGTCCGCCACGTCTTGTGCGGCAGACGTTATGGCGGGCTGGGTCTGCTCGCGCACGGCCTTGGGTATCTTTTCGAGACGGCGCTTTAAGCGGTCCCAGCCCTGGACTTTAGCCATCGACGGCGCCAGCACTTTTGCCCGGCTCTTCTTCATCCGGATCGGGCACACCCTTGCCATGGAAGACAGCATCCATCACCCGAACCACCAACGGAAAATTTTCAGCGGCAGGCCGGTTCTCGACATAGGTCCGAACCATCCGCAGCGCGTCTGTAGGGGCCATGCCGCCGCCGATGAGGCTGAGGCGCAGAATTTCGCGTGCGTCATTGAGATTGACGATGCCAGTGCGGGCAGTGTGAAGGAGCGTCGCATACATCGAGCGATCTGTTGTTTTCTCCCATTCACTGACCAGATCCCAGGTCAGCGCGAATTTGTACGTGCCATCGGCGAAGTCTTCTTCGATGATGGCAAAGGGCTGTGCTGTGGTCATAGTGTTCTCCTTGGAACAAATGCGCAGCCGTCAGCGTTCGTCAGCGACGAAAACGCAGGAGGGATGCAATGGAAGATCGGGTTGAGGGCCTGCCGCTGGCAGAAATTACTGCACAGCTGGCTGCACTGGCAGAACAGGCGAGGGCGCTTTGCAAAGACCTGGAAACGGTCCCTGACGAGGATGAGGAAAGCCCAAGCGAAAATTAGGGGTCATATTTTCAATTGGAAAAATGTACGCAAATGACCCCGGCCGGTCCCTGAAAAGGCGACTTTCAGACTTTCGATAAGCCCCGTCTCAGGCGAAAAAACGCAATGATTTCTCACGCGCGCGCTTGCGCACGCGCGAGGCAAAAAACTGTGTTTGCATTAAAAGTGTATTCCCGCGCCGCTCCGCGACTGAGCGAACGGTCACTTCGAATCTACCCCCTAGCCTAGCTCGACAGGGTATCCGTCCACACCGCAGGCAAAGACCTTGCGTCCGCGCTCCATCGCCTGCTTGGCGCTGTCGTGATGGTGTCGGCAAAGGCTTTGAAGATTGTCGGGGTCGAAGAATAACGCCTCGTCGCCCTTATGTTCTTTGATGTGATCGACGACCTCGGCGGCAGTCACCTCTTCGGTTGCGAGGCAGAAGCGGCACAAGGGTTCTTGCATCAGCTGTCGTTCTCTGAGGTCGATCCAGCGCTTTCGCTTGTAGAGGTGTTGCCACGCCGCGCTCTGCGCGCGGTTCTTGCTGCGCCACATACCTGCCATCTATAGGTACGCTGCCTCGCCCCAAGTTGTGACATCGCGGACGTTCACCGCTTTGGTGCGGCCATCCATGCCGGTCACGCGGTCGTAGTCGAAGCGCTGTCCGATACGTGGTGCCTCATGGTCTGGCATGCTGGTGATGTGTACGAATTCGCCTGCGTTGCCGCGATCTCCGTCTTCCTGAATGAAGCCAAAGCCACGGTCATTGAACCACTTGATAATTGTTCCGGACGCCATTGCGGTCCTCCTAATGCTTGGGAAAGGGGGCGGCCAGCCGCAGGGGGCTAATACGGCTGGCCGGTGATAGCGTGGCCACTCATACCCACGCTATCTGGATGCTTGGCGCTTAGGCCTCGAAATCACCGGTGACCAGAGACTCAGGGCGATAGACCGCGAGGGCAAGACGCTCCTCGAGCCGGGCCGTCGCCATATTGAGCTCAAAGTCTTTGTCGTTCTCTGTGCTGAGTTCGAACGTGACCTGCTGCCGGTCGAAGATCTGCGCAGCGGTAGCAAGTGCACCGACGAGGAACTGGCCGGCTGGCATAGCCGTGGTGTCCACGATGGGAAGGCGCCAGATTCGGCCCTGTCCGCCCTCTACGGGGTCGACGATAATGTAGTTGCCACCAGCGTCCTTGGTGAGCTCAAGCTCGGCCAGGTCGTCCGGGTTCATGACAATGCCGGTTGCGGTATACTCGGCGCGGCGCACCTGCTGGATGGCTCGGCGAATGGTGTCGACGCGGGTGTCGCCGGTCTGGCGCAGGCTCTCGTCGAATTCGGTCGCCTGGGGAATAAGGCCAAGGATATTCTGGCCAGTGCCGCTACCGAACAGAAGCTGCTGCTCTTCAACCAATTTCAAGCCGGTTGTGCCGCGCAGATCCAGATAGGAGACAAGGCCGGCCACATCGTCCAACATCTGCTTCGAGAGTTTGAAGAGGTGCGCGATGGTCCGAACCGATGCGGTCTTCAGGTCGAAAGTGATGTCCGAGTAGGGCTTCTGCGTAGTTTCGGCGACGGGTGCCGCGTTGTTGGTGAAGCCGGTTTCCTGCACGAATTCGATAGAGCCGGCAGTGGTCTTACCTGGCGCAATGAGGTCGCGGACGGTGAGAACGCGCTGTGCAGGCGTAACTATGCCGGGGCGTCGATCGGCGGGGACAAGAGAAGTGCCCTGAGAGCGACCAGTGCCGACGGTCGTGTTGCCGGATGTGATGGCGGCAGATTCGACATAAGCGCGGCCGCGATTGGCGCCGCCGTTCAACTCTTTGAATGCGGGCGTGTTGACCAGCGCTGTTGCCAGACTTTCGCCGGTAGCGAAGTTGTCGTTGGCGTGGCCGTCCATACGGGCGAAGCTCTTTTCGAGGCCGGAGATTCGCTCAGACAGGTCGGCTGTGGCGGTGTTGAAAGCGGAGCCGAGTTGCTCGATTTTGGTAGCGATATTGTCAGTCATTCAGGTGTCCTTTTCGACATAGGAGAACGCGCCGAGGTAGGCCAGCATGTGCGGCAGATACGTTCGTGCGGGTTTGTCTGTGTTGGCGGCATTCCATGTGTCGATTTCGACGACGTGCCGCTTTGCTTGCCGATATAGATTGCGATGCGCAGCGATCTGTTCGGCTGTTCGGTGCTTTTGGGTGGTTGCTTCGAATGCGGCGGCAACGGGGTTGGCTGAGACTTCTGCCTTCCTTGTTGCCACATCCTTTCGAATTTCTGCGAGCAGGCGCGTAACCTCAGACGTCATTGCGCAGCCCGCCATTCTTTCGCCAGCGCTTCGAATGCGCGGCCCGCAACAAGGGCCTGCTTCACAGCACCGGTTGCCTGCGTTGCACCGAAAACGGCGTGAACGCCGTGGCCGCCGACGTCAGCGAGGATATCAACGCCAGGGTTATCCAGATCATTGCGCAGCACAATGCTCTTTATGATCGGGGCAAAAGGGTTTGTCCGTCCGCCATCGAACGCAGCGGCAATGGCCTCGACAAGCGACATGCAGAGCGTTGGTGAATGGATACGGGCAAACCTATCGACGCTTTCGCCTACGGCGCCGAGACCGTTGTCAGCAAGCACGGCAATAAGCAGCCGTGCCATTTGTTCTGCGGAGAGCGGCGGATAGGTTCGGCCCACTGCCTTCGGCAGCACGCCAGCGTCGGACGCGCGTTGCGCCAGAGAGGTGACACGACCGAGGCCAATGCCGAGGGTCTTTGAAATGGCAAAGCATGCCGCAGCTTTCCGCACGGTCGCCTCCTTTCATTTTTGGAAATGAATGTTTTGGGTGTTTAAAAAAATCCGAGCCAAGCTCGCACACCCGCCGGAGCGGGGTGCGTTGGCCGGATCACCGCAAGTGCCGCTCGCGGGATTTCATCTGCGCCCGGTACATCCGCGGTGCGCAAACACAAAGAAGCCCGCCAGGAACTGCGCCGACGGGCTAAACTTTAGGACGGTTTCTGTCCGTCTATGCTAGATACCGAATGAGATGCAAAAAAGGGACTTAGGCGACAAGGATCGCATCCAGTTCCTCGCATGCAGCAATAAGCGCTTGCTTGCCTTGCCGCTCTGCGTGTTTGCCGCTGAAGCCAAGACGCTCGCCGATTTGACGCATGTTTGCTGCGACCAACGCGAAGTCCAAGACCTCTGCCGTCGAAGGCTTCACGGCCGTTCGTATGAACTCTGCGTGCTGGGCGTGAGCGACAGGGTCGTCGAAAGCGATGGCACCGGCGCGTGCTGTCTCGCTGGTATTCGCGGAGAGTGGGGTGTTATCGTTTGCTGCGCCCTTAGCGCGCTGGAAACGATCAATCGTCTTGTATCTTCCGACGCGCACCAAGCCTCCCAGCGGGATGCGTACAGGGCCCATTGAAACACCGCCGACCTCATCACGCACCAATGCTCGTTCTTCAATACCTCCGTTGGAGAAATGGAGAAGCCCGAGACGGACAACGCATTCGGGCTTCTTCTTGCCGTCCTGCCGCAATGTCTTGCCGTGCTCGATATCGCCGGTGACGGGTATGACGTTGACTTCGCCACCACCACCGAGTTTAGCATGCCGCCGCTCACTAAATTCAACGCCAGTAAGGGCTCGCTCTATGGCCTTGATACGCGGGCGAATTGTGTGGTCGCTCTCGATAAGAGGTGGGCCCTCCTGGTTGTTGTCATTGACGGCGGTCCAGTCAGATCCTCGCGTGATTGCGCGCCAGGTCAGGAGAGATTTCAGTTTCTTTGAAAGATCACCATGGCGCGGAGATTCTGTTTTCGCAGCCTTGCGCGGGGTTAGCTTTCGTTCTTTTGGATTATTGATCTGCCATGCGGAAAGAGCTTTTCGATAAGTGGACGGAGTCCAGGTATGATCTGTTACGAAAGGCATCTGCAGTTCCCTTTGAAAATGTCCGCGTCGCGGATGTTTGACGGCCGCTTAAACGGCTCTTGCTCTTCGCTGCTTTCGGCGTCGCTGCGCCTGTAAGGTATATAAGGTTTTCGCGCGTGTTCGGCTTGTCGGCCTGTAGAAAAAGTTCAGCGCAGCAGTTTCATCTCTACTTTCAGCAGGTGTAATGAAAACGTCAGCAGGCGAATCGAAAATTTTTTTGTACCGTGAAGCCGCGAATTAGGGGGATCGATTCACATGGCCGACGAAGAACGACCGCAAAATCCAATCAGCATCATGACTGACCGCAAAGAACTCGCGTACTTGGTCTACAAAGAATACAAGGAAATGCAGCGAGCGACCTTTGATGCGTCAACGCAGTGGGGGAGATGGATACTCGCAAGCCTGCTTTTGATCCACGGCGGTGCTCTTTTCGGCTTGTTCACGTTCCTTAGCGATTTAGCGGCGAAGCCAGAGGCATTGTCTCAATATCAATCCACTGTGTGGTGGTTTGTAGCTGGCTTGATGTCCACCCTACTTGCGGGTTTTTGCACGTGGGTGAATTGGTCACTTCACACCGACGATTACGATCATCAGGCCAATATGGCGATGCTTTGGGACCCGAACGCTTGGCTCAGACCATCGGCGAATGCCCGCAAGATCAATGCTTACTACTACGCTGCGATTATTTTCGGCTTCATCTCAGCTGGTTGCATTATTGGCGGGGCCTATTCAACATTGAATGGCAAGTGGGTGCCAAAGGTCGTGGCAACCGCGTTGGCATAACGGCGTTCAGTGTCCCTTGGACGCTTCGTCTTTCTTCGCCTGATCGTGGTGCCACTTGATGGCATAATACATGCCGATACCGAGCACTATGATCTTGAATGGGAAGAAGACATAAGGGAACCAATCTACCCAAGAGCCATCAGACATTTCGAGTACTTCCATTCTGTTGCTTGGAATTGCCTATCCGCAAGGATAGCGCACACCCGAAATGCTCCTTCGAAGGCTCTATTGCAAGGTATGCAGGCATGGTCTTTTTGACGCAGGCCGCTACGGCGGGTCAGCCTGCGCGTGGAGATCATTGGACAGGGTCATGCTGTCGCCGTTCCCTTCTTGTAAATAGGGCTGATTGGCGACGGGTAGATTTCACCATTTTCCAGTTCGTGGATTGCGATAAAACGCATTTCGTTGTGGTCATCATAGACGCCGATAATTCGTATTGGTTCGCCATCCTCGTCTTCGGCGTCGAAAGGATCGATCCGCATCATGACTGGCTGCTGCTTCGCCTCCGCTAGCGCGTCGGTGAAAGCAGCTTTTGTTGATTCGTAGTGTTCTTGAAAATCCATGGTCCCTCTCACGCTGCGCGCGCATAGGAAATGGCTAACCGCCGATTGATAGTGCATCTGATTTTTCGGCCATGTAGCTCATCCGTGTCTTTGAGCTCGTCGATGTCCAGGCAATCCGATATTGACCGGATGAACGCTTGGCCTCTCTCCTGAACATCCTTTTCAGGATGCTGATAGTAGAACGTATGCTCAGCGCACGTTCCGACATGCCCGCCCCACTGAAGGTGTATTTTCACTTTCTCAGTGAATTGGTCGACGACATGCACCTCCGTATCAATGATGGTAGCGTCGAAAGTTCCAATGTCAGAAAACGGTCCGACATCGAGCACGTATTCGGTTGCGTCCAATATGGGCGAGTCAAGTTCGTTGTCATTGCTGGCCTTGGGGGGCTTCTTGGCGGTTGGCTTCTCTTTCCCTTTGTATGCGGTTGGGGGGTCGCATTCGTATTCCTCCCTTTCCAGCCACTTCGCCAACGTGAAACGTGGTGCGTCAGACTTCCCTTGAGCGGCCCATGTGTCGTGCCAGTTCTTTGCGGCATCTACCATGCGGGCATGGGTTTCTGAATCTGGCGCTATGTTTTCGTATGCAGCGCGGGCCTCCGCCTTTCGTTGACGATGACCGTAAGCTTTCCAGATTTCTTCAAACCCTTCTTGCGCACTGCCCGCGTCGGTGGCCGTTAGGCCATCCGGAAGCGGCGGCGTAGCCGGGGCGCAATCAATCTCTCTTTCTGTAGGCCCGTCTTTTAGGACGGTCCCAGTAAGAGAGTCTTTGTCACCCTGTAGGTTGACGCTAAACAGATTAGCGTTCACCTCGTAGGTGACGCTGGTGTCACCCATAGGGTGTACACTAATGCAAAATCCCTTGTGTCCACCTACATGGTGAACACTAAAGTTTATGTCGCCTTCGAGGAAGGATGAGAAATGTCCTTCTGCGGCGACCTTGAATATTGCGTAGTTGGGAATGAAGCGGCTTCCGCTGCGGCCTGATCCCTTATCGATTTCGAACAACCACCCCCACTTAACCAGGTCAAGGTTCGCGGAGTTGATATGGTTCAGAGATATGGGGGCTTTGCCCAGCGGGTCGCGAGCAAGGAGCGTAGAGTGGATTGTCCGAACGCTTGCAAGTGACGTGTGGTTGTACTTCTGATGCGCCCAGCCCCAGTGAAACTCAAGAAGGGCAAAGTGCTTGTATGACGCTCGGCTGTCGCTTCGCATCAATGCCACGGCGCGAGTTTGGCCGAGGACCGAACGCGGATCCTTGATATCCCAGAATGACAGGCCGTTGGCATCATGATCATCCATGCGACGCCTCCAGCGCCTCGAGCGCCAAGGCGGTAAGGCGCTCTGACAAAGGCTTTGAGAATGTAGCTGTGCGGCGCGAACCGGCTTGCGGTGCGAACAGGAAATGTGCGCCGTCTGGCTGCCTAACAAGGCGCAGGCCATAGAGGCGGACATGGTCGTTGAGCTCGATATCAACGAAGGCGATGCAATCTTTCGCACCGCGCTCCCCGGTAGGATGGCAGTATAGGACTTTCAT